TTTCAGGTGGGAAATAAGATTGTTACTGTGCCCAAAGATGCTTCGACTAATCGTGTCATCGCTATTGAACCTGGATTAAATTTATTTTTCCAGCTCAGTATCGGTGAGATGATAAAATCGCGGCTTCTCCGGATCGGGATTGACCTTCGCTATCAGACTAGAAATCAAGATTTTGCTCTTTACGGGTCGAAAACTCGTAAAGTTGCAACTATTGATATGTCTTCAGCTAGTGACTCCATTTCTTATGGGCTAGTGCGGGAGCTTTTGCCCCCTCGCTGGTTCTCGGTTATGGAATCTTGTCGATCTCGTTATGGTCAACTCGGAGGCAGGCTACTGAAATGGGAGAAGTTTTCCTCTATGGGAAACGGCTTCACGTTTCAGTTGGAATCCCTGATATTTTACGCCACTGCACTTGCATGCGTAGAATATCTTCACCTTGAGAGTGATCTCGTTGGTGTTTATGGGGATGACGTAGTTATACCTACACCCGCATTCGAGCTCTTTTCTTCGATGATAGAGTTCTATGGCTTTCAAATAAACGTTAAGAAGAGTCATTTATACTCCTCTTTTCGTGAAAGCTGTGGAGCCCATTTCTACGAAGGCTGGGATTGTAAGCCTCTCTTCTTAAAAGAAGAGCTCTCGACTATTCAATCTGTTTTCAGACTAGCAAATGCTGTCCGGCGGCTGTCATTGCGCCGAGGGTTTTCTCTCGGTTGCGATAACAGTTTTCGAGCCGTATTTGATCTCCTTGTATCTTCGGTCCCTAAAGCCCTTCGGCTTAGGATTCCCGAGACACTTGGAGACGGGGGTTTCATCTCGAACTTTGATGAAGCCTCTCCTAGCCGCGCCTCGACGCGGTATCTTACCCAGGGATGGGAAGGATACATCGTACGATCCGCGGTTGACTCCTCTGTAAAGAGGATTGACGAGAGAGTAGGCTATTTGCTAGCCGAACTTTGGCGTTTATCCCAGAGTAGTATCTCACAAAGAGACACTACTAAGCGACCATCCACACTCATAAAAGCGATTGAACTAAATGTCGGAGCTAATCTTCTTGAAATTGACGGTCGAAATACCGTCAGTTCCCATAAGACGCTCCTCCGTTTAGTCAATAGTGTGGTAGCACAATGGAACGACATGGGACCGTGGGTGGATATTCTCCCCCCGCGTTTTCATGAACGTTCTTAGAGGCCCCCCTCTCTCATTCGATTGAGAAAGGGTTTTGGCTAACTATTGTTAAAGTTAGTCTGGAGAGGTATGTTCTTATCCTCACCAAGTGGAAATAAGCGCGCT